CCCTATCGATCCTGATCTACCCACTGTCGAACAGGATCCGCTTCTGGGACAAGTGGAGATAATTCGTACAGGTGGTAACGTACCACCTATATTCCCAAATGTTCAACCCCAGGGTCAGCCACCCGCCATTGATGGAGAGGGGAACTTAGTTGGCTGATATTGTTGTCAACGCCCCAACAACGGGCAATTTTTTAGGACGAATTATCAACTCCGAGGACATTCAACCCGGAGATGAGTCGTCCTATGAAATGTGCAAACTCATATACCTTTATCACCCTTTAGGTGCTAGGGTAGCTGAGAACCCCATTACATTGGCTCAATCCCAGCCCCGAGAGATTAAGGTTCGCTCTTGTCAGACCGATGACGTTGCGGACCAATTCATATCGGAATGGGAAGCATTGAATGCGGACAAGATCATTCATGCGGCTAAAACCATATCGCGCGTTTATGGCATATCGACTTTGGGATTACTTGCTCAGGGTGTTCCTCCCAATCGCCCAATCGATTATAAGACCATCAAAGACCTGAAAATCGGCTTTAACGTATTTGATCCACTGAATACGTCGGGGTCCTTGTCGATGGAACAAGACCCCAATTCAATGCGGTTCCAGAAACCTATTGATGACGTTGTTCGGGTTGCAGGGACACAATATCATCCCTCACGGACAGTTATTACCTTAAACGAACAACCCATTTATATTGCTTGGACGACCTCAGCTTTTGGCTATGTGGGTCGTTCTTGCTATCAGAGGTCGCTCTACCCGCTCAAGAGTTATATTGACACCTTGAAGATGGATGCGATGATTGCCCGTAAAGCAGGCGTCATTGTTGCCAAGCTCAAGATAATTGGTCCAATTGTCAACAATGCAATGGCTGTAATGGCCAGCATGAAGCGTGTCCTGCTTCGGGAGGCTTCTACCGATAACGTCATATCTATAACTGTGGATGAGTCCATAGAAAGCCTTAATCTTCAGAATTTGGAAGGTCCAGCCGAAATGGCTCGGAACCATATTCTGGAGAACATTGCTTCTGCGGCAGATATGCCCTCCAAGTTGCTCAACTCCCTACCCTTCGCTGGGGGCTTCGCTGAGGGTAAAGAGGATGCTAAAGCCATTGCCAAGTATGTGGATGGTGTCCGAAAGGATATGAATCCTCTCTATGAGTTTATGGATCGGGTCTGTATGTATCGGGCATGGACCCCTGAGTTCTTTGAGGCTCAACGCAAGAAATATCCTGAAGCCTACAAGAACGTGACCTATACTAAGGCTTTCTATGATTGGAAAAATAGCTTTGTTGCCACGTGGCCCTCACTTCTCGTTGAGCCAGAATCCGAGAAGATTAAGATATCGGACACAAAGCTAAAGGCTATTATTGCCATTATGCAGGTCTTGTTACCAGTCATCGACCCCGAAAATCGCATGGAGCTTATCAAATGGGGTGTCGATGCGATTACCGAAGATACCAAGATGTTTTCCAACGGAATCAAGTTTAATTGGGAAACACTTAAGGACTATATACCGCCAGAAGCAATGGCTGTGTTGGCGGGTCAGCAGGGTGTGGAACAAGGCGAGGGAACGAAGGGAGGCGCACAAGTCGGCGGTAAGACTGCTGGTAAACCTAGTCCTCCTGCCCTCAAAGGACCCGATGGACTTCCCCCAGGAGTTGAGAAAGGACCGCAAGGAACCCCTGGACGAGCAAAGGTGAAACTATCCACCGCAGATGCGTTGGAATTGTTTGAAAACATTGTGGCATTAAGGAGAGAGTGATTGCCACCGGATGATATCATAAAAGCGGCAGGTATCCTTTTTATAGCTCCAAAGGATAAATTCCTCTTTATGCTTCGCTCCAATAAAGGAGATATGGGAGGCTATTGGGGTATCCCTGGTGGTAAGACAGAGAATAATGAAACCGCTGAAATTACAGCTATACGAGAGGCTATTGAGGAAACAGGGTTCAACCCTGGACCAATGGACGGTGAGCTATGCCGCTACCTCTTTAACGGTGTGGACTTTACCACATTCGTCAAAAAGGTCGATGACCAATTCCGATGCAAGCTTGATGACGAACACACCGCTTATGGATGGTTCACAGCCGATGAAGCCCAGTCGCTCAACCTTCATCCAGGTGTTGAGTTGGCGCTCCGGCGACCGAAAATGGACGAAATGGAGATTTCGCGTGCGATGGCGCACGAAGGATTAAGTTCTCCCCAAAGGGTTGAGAATGCAACCTTTTATGTGATGAGGGCAACTGGGACAGGGTTCTCGCATCGTCCCTCATTGGATGAATATGTCTACCGCGATCCTCAGATTTGGTTGACTCCTGGTCTGATGGAGAGAATGTCCGGAATACCTGTGATCTGGTGGCACCCGCCTGGAGCCACTTTAGATAGTGAGGAGCATCGCAAGCGAGTGGTAGGTACCACTGGCTATTCATGGATTGAGGATGATCAAATCAATGTGGTAGCACGGATTTATGATGATGAGGCAAATCAACGTTTGGCCGATCATACCTTATCTACGTCACCCACTGTGGTGTTCGGAGACCCGACCGAAAACACAACTCTAAAGCTTTCGGACGGATCCACTTTATTGATTGAAGGTAAGCCCACGTATGTGGATCATTTAGCGATCTGTAAAACAGGTGTTTGGGATAAAGGCGGACCAGCAGAAGGAATCCGAGCAGATATGGTTCGAGCGGATTCAATTGTAAAAGAGCCTGAGGGAACACAAGAGCATATTCCCACAGGAGTGTCAACCTCAAAAGGAGTTACAGATATGGCCGAGGACAAAGACAAGAAAGAGGACGCGACTGCAAAGGGCGATGCTGCGAAGGCAGATACTCGTTCCGACTCCGAAAAGATTATGGATGCCTTGAAAGAGGTTTCCAAGTCTTGTGACTCCCTCAAGAGCCGAATGGACGCTTGGGACAACGAGAAGGAGGAGGAGAAAAAGAAGAAGGATGATGCCGCGAAGGCTGATGCCGCTGCTGCCGCTGATGCGAAGGAGAAGGCTGACAAAGCCGCTGCCGACGCTGCTGCGGCTGCCGACGCTGCAAAGGGTGATGCCTCCAAGCCCGATGCCAAGAAGGACGATGGCGATCTTCATCTCCTTCACAAGAAGGACGCGGCGGACGCTGCCAAAGCCGACGCTGCCCGCGCCGACGCTACCGCAGCGGAACTCGCAGCGACCAAGAAGAAGCTTGCAGAATTGGAAGCTGCATTGCCTGAAATCAGGGCAATGATTCCAAAGCAGTTGTCCGACGAGGACTTCAATGCGATGGCAGATATCCAATCCCGAGCGGATTCTGTCTATCAGGGCTTCAACAAGAAGGCCCCGCGTCCACTTGACGGCGAAACCAAGATGAACTATCGCCGCCGCCTCGCCAATGGGTTGAAGGAGTTCAGCGCCGATATCAAGGACGCTGACCTCTCTATCATTCCCGAGGGCGCCTTCTTCGACAGCATCGAGCGGCGTGTATATGCCGATGCCACCGAAGCTTCTCTGAATCCTCAGGATCTGGAGGACAACGAAATCCGCGCCACCTCAAGGAGGGATGAGGCGGGTCGGAACATCACCACCTACCATGGCAAAAAGACGTTCATCCACCAGATGGCTCGTCCCCGCCAGATTGTGAGTCGAATGGGATTGCCCGACCGACGGTCCCATTAATCTCGTTCATTGAACGGGATAACCTAAAAGAAAGGATGAGCCATGACTATTCCGTTTAACCCCAACGTTGTCACCAACGCTGCGGGTGGTTTCAATGTCCAGTCGAATGGGTATGTTGCAGGCTTTGCCCTCGACGACCCCCACATTCGCAACGAATTGCGTGGGGGTCCACTGGGTCCAGCCGAGACGCTTCCTATGTGGGGCGGCATTCCGGTGATGGTGTCTATCCCGCCGCCCTCGCCTGACAGCCAGGATTCGCTGGGCAATATCATCACTCGGGCGACGTCCAACGCAACAATCTTGGGATGGTCGGTCTTCAATCAAGACCACTCCATGATCAGTTCGACCTCGTCTCCTGCGCCTCAGGCAGCGCCGGGTATGATGGTTGCCTACTATCTTATCGGCAGTAGAGCCCGCATCGTTCTACCCTGCGATCCTGCTCTCGCGAGCCTCGTTGGGACTCCAATCAATTCGGCTGTTGCTTGGGATTTTACCAACAACATGCTGATTGCGGGTACTGGCCTCGGTGTCGAAATCCTATCCTTCAACATCGGGAACAGCATGGTTCCAGTTTACAACGCGACAACCGGCGCGTTGACCTGGAATCGCGCGGGAAGTGTCGCCGTCGTTAAAATCTAAAACAAGGACCCAAACTCAGGAACACGCCGGCATAACCGGCTATGTAAAGGAGAACTTCAATGCCAGTTATTGCACCGGCCTTTATTCAGGCTCATCCGTCATTTGTCGAGCCTGGTGTTATCCTCCAGTATTCACAGGCGTCCAACGCCTTCGACCTACTTCCCTCAGGT